AGCTCTAGGTCATTAAGTTCATGGAGTGCTTTAATAGTTTCATTCATATTACGTCTGCGTCTTAGTGTTTCTCGTATCTCTTTAATCTTATCAAACATTTAAAGCTTCCTTTATTTTTTTATCAGTATAGTCCATATACTTACTAGGTATACCATCTTCGTAACAACGTTTATACACCATTTCTGTGAATGTTTTCTCAGTAGAGAAATCACCGAACATGTAGACATTCCGTATGATTTCTTCAATGTCCGTTGCTATTTTCTTAAAGCCACCCATTAGATGTAATCCCGCATATTTTTATCAAGCTGCTCTATACGCATCTCTGCGTACCGGATGACTTTACGTAGGTCTGTTATCTCTGACCCAATACCGTCTTCACCCTCATACATCTTATGACCAGCCCTCATGGAATATTTAATAATGTTACCAACATGAAATGGTAAGTCATTCTCCATGATGAATGTAATAGGTTCTATTTTATAACGTGTGTAGTGTGAAGGTTTGTTAACAATATCTGACATTTTATGCCCTTTCTTTAAGTTCCTTATAGAGAAGAGAGTTGTCTCTCTTTTAAAATCCGACCCCCGTGGTCGGATTCATAAAGTATTATAAGAGGTAATCACTATGACTAGAGAGGTTCATCCAAACAGCCTTAAGAATTTAGCACCTTCATTCACCAAAGACAATGCTCGTGAGATGCAATTAAAATCTGCAGCTTCCCGTAAGGCAGCTAGAGATGCTAGAGAAGCTTTGAAGATGAGTATGAAGGATTGGCGTCAGTACAAGGAAGATGTGCTAGATCATATTGATATGAACTCTCTTGATGTCTTGAAGATCCTCATGTTCAAAGCTTTGGACAAAGAAGATTTTGATACAGCTAGTGATCTCGCAGCAAAAGTTGCAGAGTATGAGCAACCCAAACTACAGCGCAGGGAACTCCAAATTGAGGAGATAGGTGCTGAGAGTTTGTCTGATGAAGAACTCGACGATAAGATACGAGCACTGCGGATAGTGTGAGGTTCTAGTAGAACCTGAAAGAAAATGCCTGTGCGCTTTGTCGGTTACCGAAAAAACAAGTAAGTGCGCTTTGTCGGTTAGTTAAAAATTATAAGAACCCAAAGATTCTCTGTGAGAGTCTCTGGGTTCTTTTTTTATTTCCATAGGAGTCCGTGGAATCCCTCTGTAGAGTCAAAGGATTTTATAAGATCCTTAAACATCCTGGGTGACATAGTTACTACATCATATCCCTCAATGTCTTGATTGAATTGTCTCATAGATACATAGCCTTCGTATTCTCCAGCGTTTTCTATGATTACCCCAAGGTCAAGATCATCTCCTGAATCATCCATAATAACTATCTCAGTCGTCCAGGGTTTTTCTTCGATTGTGAATGGCATTACATTTTACTTACGCCAAGGACACCACCGTTCTCCCACTCTGCATAGAGACCATGATCATTAAGAATATCATTGATTTTATGGTTAACACCGAAGTCATCTAGTGATGAATTGTTTTCGGCATAGTAGTCAGCCCATACAGTTTCATAGTTTTCCTCTGCTGAGATTATAAAGCCATCTTCACCATAGTCTTTTACAGGTACCCCGATCTTACGAAGCTTGTTGAATGCTGTGCGATATTCTCGTTTCATCATCATTATCCTTTTTGATTAGCAGCTATGATTATTACAAGTATGCAAGCAGCGAGTGCAAGTAGCATCACCGATCATCACCAGAGCCACGGAGAGTACCCTTAGAGGCACGGTTGTGAAGTTTGAGTAGGTTACCTGCTGCCAGGGTGTTAAGGTCTTCTCCGAGGTAGTGTGCAAGTACTGCTACATACCATAGGACATCCCCCAGCTCTGCTGCAATACCATCATAAGATGCACCATCACGAATACATTTCTTGATTTTGTTTGCAACTTCCCCAGCTTCTCCACATAGACCCAATGCTAAGTAGGGAATTGCTTCCGACTCTGGGAAGATTGCAGTTTCTCTAGCTTTAGTCTGATATTGATTCATATAGATTGTCATGTTAGGAAGTTCCTTTTCAGTGGGCCAGTATGATATCACTCTGTGCGGAAAGCTTCGTAGAGTTTCCACTGTGCTTCTGCTAGTTTGTTAACATCTGAGACATACAGATCATTACATTCTTGTAACATTTCTACTGCGTTTTTCATAGTTTGTTGTGCTGATTTGATTGCATCTTGTTGAATTTCAGTTAGTAGCTCAAAGTTCTTTTTATTTTCTTCAAGACGTTTGTTGAACTTTATTTTCCATTCTGGGATTTCATTAGCTTTCATCAGTACCTCTTTACTTTTTCTATAATTGTATCCACATCATTGACCTCATAGCATAGCCGACAGTCCTGACACTTTTGACCAGTGCAGTTCTGCCGCTCTACAAACTCATGGGTTAATACATTGTTGAATGTTTTATCAAAGTACCTAGGAGGCTTTGACATTACTACGCTTTTCTTAGGGTTGCTGTAGATAAGGTTTAGGTTTTTTGGTTTGTTGTTTGTTTTCATCCAACGAAACACAAGGTCTGTTCGTTTAGTCCAGAGAGCGAATTGACACCAAGGGTTATCGACAACAATTAGCATCAAGTTGTTTAGGTGTTGCATGTTTATTAGCTCACCATGTGCATTGAATCTGAATATACTATCGATAATCCTTGGGACTTCTTGTGGTTCTAATGGTCTTGAAGACAGTAAGTCGCTATTCCGTTGTAGTGCTGGAGCCATGTTTTTTCGGAAACCGTCCAGCATTTTATGGCTGTAGCAGTCCCCGCAGATATTGTCTGTCTTGTTTTCTATGGCTTTCTTGTGTTGATCTATGCAATACTTGTTACTTTTAGTGTTGGTACTGATTGCTTTGAGACCTTGAAGTTTACCTGTCATTACAGATATGTGTACTGCGGGTTTAGTCATAAGGAGTCCTTTATGTGTCTATTTCTTCTACACCATCATCATCTGTAGATATGAAGTTATTCTCTATACCATACGTTGCATAGAGAGCACCAATTGCTGTGAAGATTTCATGTTCTGTATAGTCTTCATGGCTTTGCATATCTATTTCATACTCACCGCCTGTACCAATCCATATCGTCACATGGAATAGTTCATCGATCCTTTTGAATGTATCTTCTTTAGGCTTAGGCTTAAACTGGATTATTTCAGACATGAGGTTGTTCACCTGTGTCCTCTGCGTAGTTATCCATACAATCGTGCATGTCTCTTAAGGTATGCCCTAGGTCTGTGAAGAGTGTTTCTGCTTCTACACGAGATAGAATAAGTGCTCGTTCTGCAATTTCAATAACTACTTCTCCTTCTGCTGTCCAGAAGACATTGCATTTATCCATATCTTTTCATCCTCCATTTGTGCTATTAGATTATCTATGTTACTTTCTGAACGTATGTATTTATCTATGAGGTCATCAATAACATATTCTTCTAGGTCTTCAAGACTGTAATCTTCAACAACATGTCGTCTGATTGCAGCTTGAAGTTCTTCCTCACGATAAGACATTTAGTTGAAGCCACGTAGTTTGATCACGTTGCGGATACGATCTACAGTTGATTCTGAAAGTTTAGAACGAGATACAAACTGACCTGTTTCAACATCTCGTGCTACAGATAAATATCCTTGGTGTCCGGAGAATGAACCTACTGGTTTACCATAGCGATTTGTTACACGACGAAATTGCAAGTTGTTACGACCGATTGGGTTTACTGTTGTCATAGTGTTAGCCTTTCATGACTAATTTTAGTTAAGATCTTTTTCTAGTAGTTGCAACCATAATGTAACCAACTACCCATACTCCAAATAAAATTGATATATTAAAATGCCTCTTGTTGGAATTGAGCTTTGTCGGACTCTCCAAAAATCAGAGTGACCCCTATGGGTCACGAAGGATTCTGAAGGAATCCTATAGAGATCTAAAAGATCTCTCTGAGGAATCTTGAAAACCTTTAGGTTTTTGAGACTCCGATTAAAAACAGGATCCCGTAAGGGATTCTATTTAAAAACTATGAACCCTGACCGGAGATCTCAGCGCAGCATTACTACGGGGTCTCAACAGTCAGGGGTACAGGGACCTCAACGAGAACTTCAACAAGGAGTTCGTATCGGAGTCACCTGTATTGGTTGTCCCAACTGGAGTTTGAGCTTGAAAGGATTAAAGAACCCATACTCAACAGTTGGAACAGACAACACGGGAGGTGTGTTGTATTTAATAAAGAGAGTAGACAAAGCATATCGTGTGGTACCTTTCGGTTTTTCAAACGACTGGACGATAATACTAATTCTACCACGGAACTTTCCACAACATTCTTTTCAATGTATATGGACTGTCTACTCACTATATTAAATCAGCAGTTTATTGAGATGCTGAGCTTATCGCTCTTTTAAAATCCGACCCCTGTGGTCGGATTCCTTACAGTGCTCGAAGGCAGAATACACGTACACCATTCTCGTTTCTGGATTGGCGAACAGAGAAGTTCTTTGCGTACTGACCACCGCATGTGTACCCAGCCATAGCCGAGACACGTTGCAGAGTACGTACATATGACAGAGGTGTTTGTGGTTCTACTTTAACCAAGAAGCTATCACCAGCCACCATGTCCCTAAAAGGATACTTGTAGCCTTTAAGAGAATTTTTAGGAGCGACTGGTAGTTTTACATTCTTTTCAATAGTAAACATAATAAACCCTTTCTAGGTTTTTAAGTTGAGCAGTTTTATGTGATGCTTAGCACAAGTGGTTGAGGTGTTTAGAACATTGCCTCTAGGTCTTCTTCTTTAGCTACACCTGTAGAAGATGTAGCAGGAGAAACATCACCAACAACATCAAAGTCGATGGAGTTAGAACCATTGTATTCTACAAGATCAGTTACTTGAATAGCAGTAAGTGAGCTCATAATACCTTGGCGTCCAGCTTTATCGTATGGGAACTGAAACAAGATTACGTTACCACGAGATCCGTTGCCTATTGTGGAGGCGTCAATTGGTTGCTTTGTGTTATCAACAACACGAACTTTACCATTGCTTTCACCATTAGCTTTGAACTCTTTACGCTTAAGAGACGCTACCCATTTGCCATCTTTTTCTTTCATAGCAATGTGATTAGCAATGAGATCTTTAGCTACATCAGAATTATCTGTTGCAATTTGGATCTCATACTGTGAAGTACCGAAAGGTGATTGTGGTGTTACCAGACGAGCCCAATTAAGTTCAATGTCTGAGATTAGATAGTTACGTGGCTTTTCCATAGGTTTTCCTTTACATGGATTGTGAGAGGATATCTCTCTTTTTAAATCGATCCCCCTGTGGGTCGATTACTATTGGTTACTGTTAGAATCTTCTTTGAGAATAATCCTAATCCAGTCATAAGCATACCAGATACAGAAGATCAGCCATGCTGTTATTAGACCTGAGAGTAATAACATTAGTTACTTCCTTTGTTTAGATCTTTGATCCTAGCTTCAACATGTCTCAATCTATCGTATAGGTTCTCAAGTTCATCAAGAACCCATGAGGGTCTGACACCATGACCATACTTGTTGTGTAAGTCGTTGATCTCATTTTTATACATTGAGGCACTGGTTTTAGCCAGCTCTATTTCTCCACACATACTCATTATGTATACCCCAAGATTTCTTCAACATAGTACTTAGCTTTCACTTCAGTCATAAGAGGATATTTCTCTATGGTTGCTTTGATAGCCTGTTCTTTTGTTAGCTTAGTCATTTGATACATCCTCATGTGTTAAAAGTGATAGTAGTTCTCCAACTGACCAACCAGACCTACGAGACAACTCCTTCAATGTAAGATCGGGAGATGAATCGTATGTGTCTACTATGTCATCGACATCCCAGACTTTAGGGACACCATGTGCAAGGTCTTCTTGCTTTTCAATTAGAGTACGAGCATTCTGAAGAGTTTCTATGAGACTATCCAGAGTATTATCATACTTCATAATAACCCAATCATGAGATCCTGAAGGTAAGATGGCAACCTCTTGAACTGAGGTCACTTCACTCACACCCGCTTCAAACTCTTGATGTTGTGCTATAGAGATGTTTCTGTTGAGGTGCTTTACTTTTATGTTGTTTGTATTCATTGACATTATTTGTCTTCCTTAAAATCAGGTACAGGAACTTCCTCTGTTACACTTATTACTTCATACCCAGCACTTTCCCAGCCTGCTATTATATCTGGGATTTTCTTTGGGTCCATGTAATAAGATAGTTCGTGAGTTACATTATCTTGATGTACGAATGATTTATTTACAGACATTTTGAAGTCTTGTTTCATTTGATTGTCCTTTCGATAGGTGATACTTCGATGAACTCTATATGATATCCACCGAAGTCTTTTACGTGTACACCCATACCATTGGCATCGATGTAGAATACTTTGATTACTGCCCATGTTAGGATAGCAGCGCAGAGGAGCATAGAGAGTTTAGGCATTAGTAACTAACCCCTCTATTTCACTATCATCACCGAATAGCATAAACCAGTCTTCAGGTGTAAGACCAGTCTTTATGAACTCACGTTGATCTGCATCAAGCATTGGGAAGGCATCTTGTATATTAGCACCTTCTGACCATGCAACATAACAATCATTGAATACTGTTTGAAGCATGTCGAATTCCATTGTGTTGTTTTCCCCAGTGATGGGTGATTTCTTGGTGTAGTGTATCATGTTATATCTTTCCATACGATAACATTACATTGTATGTCTTTCCATACGATAACATTACATGGTATGTCTTTCCATACGATAGTATTACATGGTATGTCTTTCCATACGATAGTATTACATGGTATGTCTTTCCATACGATACGGTTAGTCATGGTATATCCTTTCAAGATATATTCAGTACAGGGACAACCCCTATACTTCTTCTTAGATCTGGCCCCTGTGGACAGATCACATACTATCCGAACCAATCAGATAGAGTATGGATAGATCTATAAGAACCTAAGAGATACACATAGCTTGATCTCATCTGAGAGATATTGAGAGAGCTGAGAGAGTATTGAGAGATGCTGAGAGATCTATAAGAGACTGAGAGATCTATAAGAGACTGAGATATTTTATAGTATAGGTATATATAGTAACCTAAGGGAGGGACTGGATAGCTTCTCCCTATAAGGAACTTAGAGAATGATATATGATTGATACACCATCCCCCCACAGTCTCTCACAGAATCCCACACAATCCCACAGTCCCGCTAGATCCTATGCCACAAGAGACTCTCAGAGAGCCTCACAGAACCTATAGAGGGCTCAGAGTACTCACAGTACCTAAGAGATAGACACCTACCTGAGAGAGCCTCTGAGGGATTGAGGGGGTACCTAAGTTATATAAGGGTACTATAATAAAAAACAATACTTACAGGCTCTCTCTCAAAGACTCTCTATGAATCCTCAGGGGTACCCAAACCTGCACAGATACACACAGAATCCTAAAATATACCACAAATATACATACAGAATAACAACCATGCAGGTCCTAAACCTCTAAGTCCCTTATAGGGACAATGTGATATAGAGGATACACCATGAATAACAAAGAGGTTATGACTCTTCTTAGGGAAAAGGAGAAGAGGATTAAGCTAAAGGAGTATGAGAATAACTTTACTTCTTTTGCTGAAGAACAAATACAGATTATAACTAAAGATACATCCAAAGGTTTCATACCCTTTAAGTTCAATGAGTGTCAGCAACGTATAACAGATGCCCTCACAGAACAACAAAAGAAGACTGGTATGGTTAGGGCTATTATACTTAAGGCTAGACAACAAGGTATTAGTACGTACTGTGCTGGTAGGGTCTTTTGGAAATCATACTTCTCACCTCATTCCAGATCAGTAGTTATGGCTCATGACTCTGCTACATCTGATGCATTGTTTAGCATGTCTAAGAACTTGATTAGGAATATGCAAGGTGATTTAGTACCTAAAGAGATTACATCTAATGCTAAAGAGATTAAAATACAGTCTCCTGCTTACAATGATAAAGATGCTATTGGCTCTTATCGTCTCTATACAGCGGGTTCTCCGGAGGCTGGTCGTGGTACTACACCAACGATTGCTCACCTATCAGAAGTAGCCTTTTGGACTCATGATGAGAAGATCTTGGCTGGTTTATTCCAAGGTATCTCCCAAGCACCAGGCACTGAGGTTATCTTAGAGTCTACAGCTAATGGTGCTCAAGGGGAGTTCTACAGGCTCTGGAAGGGTGCTGTTGCAGGAGAGAATGAGTATCTACCTATCTTCCTACCTTGGTTTATAACCCCTGAGTATAGGCGTACAGCCCCTGAGG